CACCTTTTACATTGGATGCTACTTCGCGATGCTTATCTAAAATATTCAATACAGCATCTACTGGTTGGCTCTTTAAGTCAATACCTTCCAAACCTGATGCTTGTGCTTTCTCCAACATTGCAATCCAGCCAGCCCATTGTGGATCACCACGAAACTTTTGGATGAACTGATAAGCAGTTTGGAATGGACGCCATAGGGCCGGGCCATTCGCTGGGGCTGAATTCTTAACTGTATCAATTAAGCGAATAGTATCTCCGGCCTTCATTGCCTCATCTTTGTATTTCTCGATTGTTGTTTTCTCAGGAACTAGATTATCTAATCTCTTTAGAAACTCAGTATTATTATACCAGTAGTAATCTGTTTGTGGTGGAGAATCCTTATTTGCCATACCTAACCGAACAGCCAATGCTTGTGTATTTTGAGACTTTTGGCTATCAATTCTATTTGAATCAGCATCGTCGTGTTTTGCTTTTCGTGCTGCTCTAATTTCTTCTGCTTTGCCCGGTCCTAGAATTTCTTCTTTTACCCCATCTACTTTTGTATCATCGACAATATAATTACCATTAGTATCTTTAATCGGTTGGCCATTTTCATCATACAAATAATAGGACTTCATTGCTTCCTTGCCAATATCCGTATTTGTGCCCGGGATCTTACCATAAGTATCAATTTGGCCTTCTGCTATCCTTGCTGCGCTGTTTCTTGCTGTTCCTGGAGGCACACCGAGTAGCGAAGCGCCTGCACCAGTGCGCAATCCATTGAATAATTCAGTTCTGTCTTTTGCAGTCTTAATGCTCTTTAAACCATTATCGGCCCAGTGTGCATAAACCCCATTTGCTTGGTCGGTAAAGCCAGCCAAATGCATCGCATTAGCCATTTTAGGCATATCGATGTTGCCATCTTTATCCTTAAACTTATAAGCATTATCCTGTGCCCATTGCTCGCCTGCATTTACTCTCTGTTTCATTGCTGCTTCAGCAATCAATCCTGGTTGCTGAGTAGCAGCCGTTACCATGTTCTGTGTGGTTTGTTGGCCTTGGTTAATACTAGCCCAGTCTGGACCCATGTTTTGGGTTGGTCTAGCTTCTAAAGAAATTCTTGGATCTATCATATCTATTCCTTAAAACTTAATACCTAAACCACCACCGCTCGAGAAACCATAGTCTGTTGGAGGCATTACACCATAGCCGCCCCCACCATATCCGCCACCACCTGAGCGGGCGCGATCAATTTGTAGTTGAAGTAGTTGATTTTGTAAATCTGTATTATTACCATTTTGCCAACCAGTAATAGCACCATTAATGCCACCTGTTAGTGCATTGGAAGAGCCGATAGTACCTGCCGCATTTGCTGCCGCACCACTTGTCAAATAGTTATTAGCACTTGACGCACCACTCATTAAGTTGCCTGCCATACCTGAGCCAACATTTGCTGCATTTGCTGCTGAATTTGACGCAGCAGCAGCACCTGGAGTAATTAGCCCTTGTAGGCGTGTGTATAGGTTGTTTTGTTGTGTATTCCAGTTGTTAAAAGCATTCTGATAAGCACCGCTTGCTTGGTTCTGTGCATAATCATTGATATCCTTTAAGCCTTGTCCTGTTTGTAATTTGCCAGTAGCAGCCAAATTCGATTTGAGTGCTTGCAAGCCTTGATCTAATTGGAACTGATAGTTTGGAGCCATCTGCTCTGTCAAGTCTTTATTATTAAATTGGCGTCCTAGTTGTCCACTAAATGCACCACCCGCTGCCGATAATTGGTCGCCAGTAGCACCGTAGTTTTGGACCGAATAATCAGGAGTACCTGGTGCACCACTTGGTGTAACAATATTACCACTCGCATCTGTTACATTACCAGTTTGTGTATAAGGTGTAAAAGTTGGTGTAATACTACCGTCGGGCGCTCCACCTGAAAAGGCTGTATTTAAACTTGGGGCCCTAATTCCTGTTGTTGCATTTGGAGCCCCGAATAAAGCACCAGTAAGTGCTGACATACCCATTTGCCCACCTTGTAGGTAAGGGCTTTGGTTGGCCATGCCTTGCTGATACATACCCCATTGGAGTCTGTTTGCTTCTCTGGCTGCTTGCAACTGTGACGCGGCTGCATTGGCTGCGGCTGCTGATTGAGAGTCAGCTGCGTCCCCAGCGGCATTCGATGACATTATACCGCCTACTATTGATGCCGCCATTGGTAAAAACTGCATATTGTTATTTCCTTATCTATTTCTATATTTATGCTACTAATTTGTAGAATACAGACTCAAATTTTGTGTAACCTAAATACTCAAATAATGATGAAGTATCCTTTATCGAGGTTGCTCCAGTGAGTATTTTCTTTACACCTCTCTTTATTAATTCTGCTTCAGCAAACTTAATAAGATTTAATCCATTTCTTCCTATTCTGTATTCCGGTAACAAATAATAGAGATCAACCATTGCGTGTAAGGTGTTCTTGTGATGCAAATGAGTATCAATAAAAGATAATTGATAACCAACTAACTTACCTTCCTTACGCATAGTTACAAAGTGTACCATACCGAAACTCTCTAATGCATCAAATCTAATCCAATCAAATGCTAACTCTGTTTCTTCAATTGGTATCCTTAGTTCTAACCAATGTTTATCTAATAGTGGTATAAACTCTTCTCTATTTTCTTTAAAATTCTCAACACCAAATTCAAAACTATCCATTAAGATGCGCCTATCTCGATATCCATCATAGCCATAAGCATCTGTAATTTAGTTGCTTCAGTTACCACTACTTTGAATACTCGATCTCTCGCATAGCCTAATCTATCAAATCTCGCTCTGGTCAAATACTTGCCAATCTTGCCTAGCTTGGCATAAATTGGGTTCTTCCAAGTTAGCCCGCCATCATTGGAGATGTAAAGTGTAACTCTCGGATCAGTAGAAACATTTGTTCCATTCTCGACCAAACCTACACCGAATTGAAAATCAACTTCTAATAAATGATAAAACACATTATTCAAATTAGCAGCAATATGTGGTGTTTGTCTAATATAATATTTTGGGTCACCATTATCAGTGTAAGTATCTAAGTCTAATTGGTAGATATTTCCATTTCTGTAATCGCCAACAATGTGAACATCATTTAGCAAGCAGTGAGTTTCGGCATACCATCTACCTTCGACACCTTCGGGCCAATCTTCTCTCTTGTGCCATTGCTGCGTTACAGCATCATAAACCCAAGTGCAATTTGTTCCTGGTACATTTAAGCAGTAAAAATAGTGGCCTTCACTTTGGTAAGCAAATGCTGTAGATAAGCCAATATTTCCGACTGCGTTCTGTATGTCATATTCAACTGCGTGAGTAGATATTCTCTTTGGTAAGCTATTCTCGATTGTATAAACAATACCAGTCCCTTGTGCATTGGATCCTAACCAATAGAACTGTTCTGCCAATACAGCAATAGAATGTGGAGAAGCACAACCAACTTGACTGAAACGACCCTCTTGCCTAGCAAACGGACTAGAGCCACTTGCACCTTGGTTCCACCAAATTTCTGTTGTATTAGTTCCTAGCAAGTAAAGTTGTCTTGAAATAGATACTACACTAACCAACAAGTCACTATTGCCAGTTTTGGCTGTTTCATTTAGTGCGGGGAAAGTTACGTCATACAAATCGGAAATAAAGAAACTATTTGTGCCAGTGCGGTTAAAAATCAGATACCCATCTTGGAAAGTTACTGTATCGGCCGGATAAAAATGTACACTCGTGATTAATGTAACAGTGGTACCCGGGATAGCGATGTAGTATCCGAATTGACCGTCAACAATAACAACTTGGTTGCCATTATCTGCAATAGATACAGGGCCACTCGAGGTATTCAATGTTCCAGTCATTTCTACCGGGATTGCTTCAGCCCCGAGTAACTTGAATACTTTATTACCCGACACGACGAACATATACTGTTCATTTACCAACTGGTTGGAAACGGTATAAGTTCCTCTAATTGGGCCTGGGCCAATTGTTTGTAGAAACTTTAAGCCTGGAGTGCCGATAAAAATAGCAGGTTGAGAATTCTTACCCATTTTAGTTTCATCAACTTCAATATACATATTGATAGTCTCTTGGCTATCGTAGGCGTGTGACCGACCTTCATATGCGGGGCCAATAAAATTCTCAAACGGCTTTTTGTTTTCCATTGCTTATTATACCCATGTAGCAATTGCTGCTCTAACCCAAGTATCCGTATCGGTGCATACGTAGATAAAGTCTGCATCCCAAGTAACTGTTCCAGTTACACCAGTCGAAGCGGCGGTTGCTGGGGCATTGGACCCAACTACGAGGTCACCAATTTCTGCTGAAGTTGCAACTACGGAGCCAACTGCCAATCCTGAAACATCTAAAACCCCCACTGTAGAAACTCCTGCGACCGATAATGTACCAGTTACTTCTAAATTCGAAACAACATTATTTGCTTGTGTTCCTGCCAATGTTTGGAGTTCATCTCCAACTAAAATATTTGGTGCTGTCATTTTATTTTCCTTTAGTTTCCAAATTTAAAGAACGAACCATTAATCCAATTAAAATACTTTCCTCTGGATCCTCTAATCATTCCACCATCACCGTTCATGTAGCGAGGCACAGCGTTCAATCTCTGTAGTTCCATGACTGAGTTATTTGCTTTAGCAATAACATATTCAGAAGCAGTTTTACCAAACTCTGCTGCTAATTCAACAGCGAGGTTAAATCTAAGTGCTCGCTCATAGCCAGGTGGATAAGCAATTGCGCTATCGATATTCGATAAGTCTAAAAGTGGTTCTCTCAACCATAATGCTACTTCGGCTGGACCTGATGGTACGGGGAAAAATGTTACGTGTCTAAGTGGATAATCACCATCGTCATAATATGCGAATGGGAATGTGCTTGCGGTATTCTTTACTGAAATATCGGCGTATTGTTCGAAAGTCAATTGCGACATAGAGATGTCCAATTGTTGTGCTGTGCCTGGGTTAATTCTTGCTTTAGCAACTTCAATAGCGATTGGCCTTTGCACATCCCAATCACCACCTGGCCCTAATGTGTAAGTTTGTGCTCCAGTTAGTGGAAATACATACTCTGCCACATTATAAATCATTAATCGGTTATTCGACCATGACTCAATCATACCATTAAGAGCGTAGACTGCGATGTTCATATTATCGGCATCTAGTGTCTCGTTCTGCTGAATAACCGAAATTAATCTGCAGGATCCATTAATCATGTCCCGAATTGTCATAAGGTATTTTCCTGTTCTATTATGTATTTATACGAGAAAAGGGGCACATGGCCCCTTTATCTTTTGTTACAGTTTTAATTAAGCGGCGATTAAACCCAATGCAACTAATGCTGCATGGACACCAGCAGCCGATACGGCTACGCCAGTTTGTTTCGCTACGCCTGTGGATCCGTAGAATCCAACTGTTTGTGTTGTGCTTTCACCAACTTTAGCACCAGCGGAGTTTCCGCCTGTGCTTGTTGGGTTCGATGTTCCTTCAATATTTGGGGCGCTCATAATAATATTTCCTTTTAAAAGTTTTAAAGATGCTCTTGCAAAGAGCGTAATGATCAATTACAATATGTATTTAGCATCGGAGACATTATGCCTCGTACAAAGAAAGATACTAGTGAATTAAACAGACTGATGATAAAGTACCCTTTATTTACATTTGCTGAATTAGCTTCATTAGTAAAGGACTACGGTCAGAGAAAGTCCCAACTCAAATCTGGTAAATTTTTGGATAGAGAAAGAAAGCCTTATTATATGAATCTATCAATAGATGAGTGGCTAGATATTTGGATTAATAGTGGTAAAATAGAATTCAGAGGAACTGGTTCTGGGAAGTATTGCATGATGAGAAATAATGATATAGGTAGCTACGAACTCGATAATGTAAGTATAGGGCTTATTGAAGTAAATTCGAAAGATGCTGGTAAAGGTAGGACTCCCTGGAATAAAGGTGTAAAAGGGTTACCAACACCGAGTAGAAAAGGTGCAATACCTTGGAATAAAGGGAAGAAAACCCAACCCATGACAACTGGACAAAAAGAAGCACTTTCGCTTCGTATTAAAGCAGTTTGGTCCAAAAGAAAAGGGACCGAAGTCCCTTTGTAACTGATCTAACTATCTTGTACGATATGCTATTATGTGGTACAGATGCGAATTCCAAGATTTTCGTATAAAGTCCCCCAGGCCGCCATAACGTCAAAACGTAGGATTTCTTGGTTTGTACGGATATCAGGCATTTGTTGAACACGAATTGGTAACATTGTCTGGTCATCTGTTGTAGACTTACCAAAGCCAACACTGTAAGGTGCCAATTCTTTAGCAGCTAAAACAATAGCGTCACGATCGAAAGCCAATGCATTCTGTGTAACAACACCGGAAGCGCCAGCCATTGTGATCAAATCGCCGTCAGCAGGTGCGCGGGATACGTTCTGGAAGCCACCAGTTGTAACAATAGATGGGCTAATTGTTAGTGTAGCGGAACCTGTTGTATCAGAAACATCATTAACAACAACGAATTGCTGTTCTGTGCTCAATGCTTGCTTTGTCATTGGGTTAACCATTTTAACACCAGCGATTGTGAATACGTCACCTGCTTTCAACGATGTAGAACCACTTGTCCAACCATCTGTAGATAGTGTGGAAGTAGCTGCCCAAACACTGTTAGCAGCAACTGTTGCAGCAACTGCTGGAGTACCTGCGTATGTTCCGTTTGTGTGTGCATTTACCAATTGGTTCATGAATACACGGAAGGAACTGAAGTCACCTTGGTAGCCGTCTGTATACATCTTGCTAATTTCAGCACCTGGGTTAAAATATGTCAAATTGCTTGTTGCTAATACTGCATTGAAGTCTGGGTCATTTAGCAATGTCTTGCGACCTGTTGCTGTTGGAGCCAAGTTCTTGTTCAATAGTGCCAATGCGCGCGCAATTGCTGGTAGGGATGTTCCTGCGGCGCCGCCTGTTAGTGCAACACCTGGAGTACCGATCAAACCGTAGAACTTCTTGTAAAGTGCTTGACCACCGGCTTCAATTTCAGAAGCAATACGTTGAACTGTTGGCTCAACAACTTTGCTCATATAGTCTTCAACGGAGAATGTCAATTCTTGGCTTGTTAAAGCATAGTCAGCACCGTATGGAACTGTGAAGCTCAATGGGCTGTATGTTTCAACGATAGGCTGAATGTCAACTACAGAACCAGTACGGACTGTAGGACGAATTGGACGACGTAGGTTGATTGTTTGGCCGATCTGGGCGGATTTAACACCAAAATCTGAGTCGAAGTCGCGGTTTACCCGCTTTGCTAAATCTAATGTGTTACCGAGAACGACTGCTGCGTCTCGAGAAATCATTGAAATTGTTAAAAGTGTATTTGCTGTCATAATAAAGTTTTCCTTTTAATATCTTTTCTTAGAAGCCATTCTCATCTGTCGATACTCTGTCTGTGATAAGTTCGGATCATTGATATCCTTCTTAACTAGTGCTGAACCCTTTTCAGGAGTTACAGGAGCAGGTGCTCGACTAACTTTAACGGCTTGCTTGGCTGGTGCGGTCTTCGCACTTAACCTTGCTTCTAATTTTCCTAATTCTGCAATTCTCCTTAACGGAGGAAGTGCAATTATACGGTCTGCTTCATCGGTATTCGATGCTAAGTGGTAGAACAATTCTGGGCCAACTTCGCTCTCTGCGAGATATTGGTTGACATCTGGAGCATTTACATGCTTGTATCTATCAACAAAATCTCCAATAACTTCATCATAATCAGGATTGGCTTTCTTTAAAATAGCTTCCTTTTCTGAATAGGACTTTGCAATACTCTGTTGATGCCTTTGTGCTTCAACTTGTTGCAACTTCCAATCCGTCACTGCTTCAGTATACGCTTCGATATCCTCGAATTGGGCTAATGTAGGTCTAGGACCAAAATTCGCTGGTTGCTGTGCTTGTGTCTGTG